ACGGGAGCTACAAATTTTCGTAAGAAAATATATCCAGAGTACAAAGCTAACCGTACAGCTCCTAAGCCCAAACACTTAGATGATTTAAGAAGATGGGCAGTAGAGCAACTTAATGCTGAAGTAGCAACAGACGGATTAGAAGCAGATGACTTACTAGGCATCAACCAAACAGAAGATACAATCATCTGTAGCCTAGACAAAGACCTACTACAAATCCCTGGCAAACATTTCAGCTGGGAAATAAACGGTAAAGGGTGGTCAAGACCTAATACCTGGCAAGACATGAGCGAACTAGAAGGACTACGGTTGTTTTACGAGCAGTGTTTAAAAGGCGACAGGTCAGATAACATCCGAGGCATAGAAGGAATTGGTAATAAAAAAGCAAAGGTACTGTTAGCTAACTGTCAATCAGAAAAAGACATGCTAGCTACAGTACTAGATGCTTATGGAAATGAAGAAGAGTTTCTTATGAATGCTAATTGTTTATGGATTCTAAGAAACTTTAATGAACCTTACGATGTACACTATGCCACAATTTAAAAGTAAGTTTGAAGTAGAAGTGTGGAAAGAACTTCGTAAGGAATTTCCTCGTACCAAATATGAGTCTAATTCATATAAGTATATTCAACCTGCTATAAATAGGACATATACTCCTGACTTTAGAACAGGAAGAAGATTAATTTATATTGAAGCAAAGGGTAAACTAGACTTAGAGACAAGAAAAAAAATGCTATGGTTCAAAGAACACAACCCACATGTAACCATTATATTTTTATTTATGAACCCTGACAATAAGATAACTAAACGAAGTAAAACTACATACGCTATGTGGGCTGAAAAGAATGGTTTCTTGTGGTTAGATTATCGTAAGGATTGGATTAATGATTATAAAAAACTTAGTTAAAAATGATGATGGTTCATACGACTTCGACTTCTCAGTCGATTCTGTAGAAGCCGAATTCTTAATGGACCATGCTATAAAGAATTTAATACGGGAAGGTATTATTAAAACTGTATTAGATGAAAAGAATGAAGCAGAACAATTAGAGTTTGATTTACATAAGGAGACATTGCAATGAAACATCTAGTCATTCCAGATACTCAGGTAAAACCTGGGATTAAATTAGATTACTTGACTTGGATAGGAAAATATATAGTAGACAAACAACCTGATGTTATTGTACAGATAGGAGACTTTGCAGATTTGCCGAGTCTCTCATCTTATGATGTAGGTAAAAAGTCTTTTGAAGGTAGAACATATAAAGCTGACGTTCGTGCAGTACATAAAGGTATGGAAGCATTGCTAACACCATTGTGGAAGTTCCAAGAGAAACAACGTAAAGCTAAAAAGAAAGTATATACTCCTAGAATGGTACTGACTTTAGGCAATCATGAAGATAGAATTGATAGAGCAGTAGAGAATGATAGGAAGTTAGAAGAATTAATTAGCATAGGAGATTTAAATTATGTTGAATACGGTTGGGAAGTACATCCATTTCTTAGTGTTGTTCCTATCAATGGTATTGCTTACTCACATTACTTTGCTTCTGGAGTCATGGGAAGACCAATCACATCAGCAAATGCTTTGCTTACAAAGAAACATATGTCATGCTTTGCAGGACACCAACAAGGCAGACAAATTGCATATGGAAGAAGAGCAGATGGCGCAGAAATGACAGCTATCATAGCTGGTAGTTGTTATCTTCATGATGAATCTTATCTTAACTATCAAACAAATGAACACTGGAGAGGTATCTATGTGTTACATGAAGTTAAAGATGGAAGCTTTGATGAGATGGCTGTATCATTAAAGTATTTAAAAGAACAATATAGTCTTGACAAAAGACGAAAGGTGTGATATAATAATGGTACAAGCAACAAAAAAACAAGTAAATGGTAGTCATTATAAAGACTTTAAGATACAACCAGTAGAGTTTATACATGCTAATAACATAGGATATATTGAAGGTAACGTTATTAAGTATGTATGTAGATGGCAAAATAAAAATGGACTTGAAGATATTAATAAAGCTATTCATTACTTAGAATTACTAAAAGAATTAAACCAATGACGCAATTTGAAAAAGCAAAGTTTAACTCTAAAGCTAACACTAAAGAGTATGAAGATAACTATGACAAAATATTTAGTAAAACATGTCAGCATTGTGGTATGAAACAAACACAAAGAAGTAATGTTCTGTGCCAAAGCTGTGGAAAGGAAGTAAATAATGGCAGTGACGTTCAAAGAACTTTGTGAAAATTTAAAGGAGATAGACGAAGTTACTCTCCTAGAACTACTAGACATCTCAAGTGAAGAGATTGTTTATCATTTTCAAGACAAGATAGAAGACAAGATAGATGAGCTTGAAGAATTAGTTAACGATAATAAGAAGGAATTTGATATATATGACGACAACATTACCTAGTATTTACCAAGAAGTAATACATCAAAGTAGATATGCAAGATTTATACCAGAAAAAAACAGAAGAGAAACCTGGCAAGAAACAGTAGATAGACTAGTAGACTATCTTATACAGAAAGCTCCAGAACTACATAAAGAAATGCCAAGTATCAAAGAGGCAGTACTTAACTTAGACGTAATGCCATCTATGAGATTATTAATGACAGCAGGAGAAGCCTGTGAACGGGATAACATTGCAGCTTATAATTGTAGTTACCTTGCTATCAATAATAAGCGAGCCTTTAGTGAGGCACTCTACATTCTTATGAATGGAACTGGTGTAGGTTTTTCATGTGAAAGACAAGACACTAATAAACTACCAGAGATTCCAAAAGATATAAAAGAATGTGATGATGTTATTGTTGTAGAAGACAGCAAACTAGGCTGGGCAAAAGCATTTAAGAAACTAATATCTTCTTTATATGAAGGGGATATACCTCAGTTTAATTTTTCTAGAGTCAGACCAGCAGGAGCTAGACTTAAAACCTTTGGAGGTAGAGCCTCTGGTCCTGACCCTCTTAAAAAACTATTTCAATTTGTAACAGATACATTTAAAGAAGCTAAAGGACGTAAGCTTAACAGTATAGAAGTACATGATATTATGTGCATGATAGGTCAGATAGTTGTAGTAGGTGGTGTCCGTAGGTCAGCACTAATTAGTTTATCTAATCTAACAGACAGACGTATGAGAGAAGCTAAGATGGGTGCTTGGTGGAATGACCATCCTTATAGAGCCTTAGCTAATAACTCTGTAGCATATACAGAAGCTCCAGATTCAGAAGTATTTATGGAAGAATGGTTATCTTTAGTTAAATCTAAGTCAGGTGAGCGTGGTATCTTTAATAGACTAGCAGCACAAGCACAAGCTAACAAATGGGGTAGACGAGACCCATCATTATCTTACGGGACGAACCCGTGCAGCGAGATAATTTTGAGGGATAAGCAATTCTGTAATCTAACTGAAGTAGTTATACGTGAGACAGATACAGAAAAAGATTTAGCACGTAAGGTTAGACTAGCTACGATACTAGGTACTATACAATCTACTCTTACTAACTTTCAATTCTTATCAGCAGAATGGGTTAAGAACACAGAAGAAGAAAGATTATTAGGTGTGTCATTAACTGGCATTATGGATAACAAATTAACATCAAACCCAGACCCAAAGATGTTAGAAAGGTTAAGAGATGAAGCTCGTAAAACTAACGAAACAATATCAGAAACACTTGGAATACCAACGTCAACAAGCATTACATGTGTTAAACCTTCTGGCACTGTTTCTCAGCTCGTTGATGCTGCTAGTGGTATTCATGCTCGTCATAACGACTATTACATAAGAACAATTCGTATGGATAAGAAAGACCCTATCTATGATTTTATGAAAGATAGTGGTATCAGAGTAGAAGATGAACAGTTTCACCCTAATGAAACAGCAGTGTTTAGTTTTGCAATGAAAGCTCCTAAGAATGCTACTACTCGTAATGATAAGACAGCTATAGAACAGCTAGAAAATTGGTTAATATATCAGCGTCACTGGTGTGAACATAAACCTAGTGTTACCATATCAGTTAAAGATAACGAGTGGGTAGAAGTAGGAGCATGGGTATGGAAACACTTTGATGAGATTAGTGGTGTATCTTTCCTACCTCATTCAGACCATACATATGCACAAGCTCCCTATCAAGATTGTAATAAAGAAGCTTATGATGAGTTACATAAATACAATCCTAAAGAATTAGATTGGAAAACTTTTGTAGAAAAAGAAGACAATACAGTAGGAGCACAAGAACTAGCTTGTAGTAGTGGTTCATGTGAGATACTATGATAACTGAGTTTGTATTAATATTAAGTTTAGTAGGAAACTTTAGTCCTTCTGAAAAGTATGAAGCTACCTTTAGTAGTTGTGAAGAAGCTAGTGAATACTATGAAACTTTTTATAGAGGTAAGAAAGAATATAATGGATATAGATGTATCAGAAAGGATTTAATTGTAGAAAGAGATAAACTAAAATTAGGAATTTAAATTATGCTAGAGTATATATTAGTAATTTATTTAAATAGTAATCCAGAATATATAGGTACATTTCAGGATTGTTTTTCAGCTGAACGATACGTAAGGCAAGTCTATCCTACATATAATAGTAGTTGTTTACATAAAGAATACATTTATTTACCTGAAGATTTACAAGAACATTTTTTTATAGAGCAACCTGATGGTAGCTTTAAAGTTTTACATCAAGTTCAGGAGCATGATTAATGGCAATTACAGCATATCCTATTATGGGAGTTCAATTAGGATTTGAATTTACAGAACAAATTGTAGATGATAACGAAGTAAGCTATTTACTTATTGATTTATTTATTATAAGATTACAGATTGCGTGGTATAAATGAAGATAGCAGTGATTGGAAGTAGAAGTATTAAAGACCCAAAGGTACTCGACATAATAGACAAGTACCTTTCAGTCTACAAAGATAAGAACTATACTATCCTTATGGGTGATGCCAAAGGAGTAGATGAGCTTACTAAGCACTACGCAGACGCACACAATCTAGACGTAGTTAAGTTCTTACCCTACCATTTACTAGATAACAAAACAGAGTTTGATTCTAGACATTTCTTTATTAGAACTAAACAGCTAGTAGACAATGCTGATAGAGTCCTAGCAATATGGGATACTAAAAGTAATGGTACAGAATACGCAATTAAGTACTCACAGAAACAAGGTAAACCTACAACAATAGTTAAATTATAATTTCCAAATAGAATCCATATTTTTTTCAATAGCTTCTTTATTTTCACCAGATACATCAGTATGATGTAGTTTACTATAGATTTCTCTTTTAATTTTTGTAGCTTCTTTAGCATCTTTAGCTTGAATAAGAGATTTCCATAATTTATCACTACCTGGTTTTTCTAATAAATCTCCTAGTGCTAAAAGTTTTTGTTGTTCATAAGTTAAACTTAATACATCTCCAGTTTCATATACTTTATCTAACCAATCTATTTTTCTATAACCAAAGTATTTTTTAGTTCTTTTTACAGCAGTTTGTAAAGAAGATTGCCCTTTAGAAGTGTCTGTTAAAAATTGAAAATAACCCTGAGCTGACGATTCTCCTGTTTGATTTGCTATATTTTTATTTCTACTTTCTACATAAGC